GAGCACTTCGAGGATTCTCGCCATATGCTTTACGATAACGGCGAGCGTGTTCGCATAGAAGAAACGCGAGAGATTAAACGTAGTCGTATTATTCACAGAAAGTTTGCCGGTGATTATGTGTTGGACGAAACCGAGTTTCCCGGTGAGCATCTTCCAGTCATTTTTGTGGATCAAAACTCATACTACGCAAAAGACGGCAAACAGGTATGCCGCTCCTTCTTTGATGATGTCAAAGATACACAACGTTACATCAATTATCTTAGGACGCAATCAGCATATATATTGAAAGTGTCACGCTATGACCAATATATAGGCAGCAAGAAAAACGCACAAAGTGCTGATACCCAGCGTAATTGGAAAGACCCTGCCAGCATTCAAGGCTTGCTTACTTATGATGAATCACCCTCCGGCATAAAACCAGAACAGGTAAGACCGCCTGAATTATCACAAAGTTTGCTAACCCAATATCAACTGGCAATTGAAGACTTATACACATCAACCGGATTATATCCCTCAAGAATGGGACAACAAGGCAATGAAACGTCCGGTGTTGCGATTGATGCTCGAACCCGGCAAGGCTCTTATAGCACATACGTTGCATTCAACTCGCTCAATCGTGCAATAGCGATAGGTGGTGAGATTGTTAACGAGATGATTCCATACGTGTATGACGCTGAAAGAGTAATTGCCCTTAAAACGCCTGATGAAGGTATGAAAAATATTACAGTTAACAAACAGGCCGATGACTATGGAGAGCGTATTGAGAACGACATCCGAAAAGGAACCTTCCAAGTCAGACTTAAGCCAGGCCCTTCTTATGAAGGACAAAAAGAACAAGCCCTTGAAAGCCTGCAAACTGTGCTCAAGGCCAATCCGCAAACGTTTAACCTTATCGCTGACCTGTACGCGGCTAACCTGCCCTTGTCGAATAATCTCGAAATAATGAACCGACTGAAAACACTGGTTCCAGCACAGATTATTGAAGCTGGCAAGACTGGTAAGATGCCGCAAGATAATGGCCCGCATCAGCCAAGTCCCGAAGAGCAAGCTATGCAAATGCAACAGCAACAAATGCAAATGGAAGCCCAATTCAAACAAGCCCAGCTTGAAATCAAGAAACAGGAGTTACAACTTAAAGCCCAACAAATGCAGATTGATTTGGAAATTGAAAAGCAGAAATTGCAGGCCGAAGAGATGGCTGTCATGGGTGAGATTGAAGAAAGCAAGCTAAGGTACATGGCAGAAACAGAGCGCACTGAAAGTGATAGTGCTATTGCTCATGCTGACAATTTAGTCAAGATTTTAACTCATAAGATAGGGTGACATGAAAAGTGTCAAGCAGCGTGACTATTTTGGAAAGATAAAATCTTTTTGCAACAGGCGTTCGTACCAGTTTAGTGAGGACTTGGAGTACAGAAAGATACCAAATGAGTTTCGTGGCGCTATTTTAAATTATAACCACAGGAACAACTGGATAGATACCAACGACTACGTGGTGAATGAAAAGGTAATATAATGGACTATTTGACTAAATTATTACAATCTTTCCGACCTGAACAGGCGATTATGTCACCTTATACACAAGGGATGATGGGGCAAGGTAATATCGATCTTGCCAATAGGCCACGTATTCCCACTAAGAATGGTGGCTACCAAACAGTCTACACAATGACTGCTGGTATTGATAATGGAAAGGTAGTGTTATTGCCGCGCATTGTTAACGGAAAGATTTTATCTGAACAGGAAGCATTAAATCATTACCGAAAAAGTGGTGAACATATGGGATTATTTCATTCTCAAAAAGCTGCTGATGCTTATGACAAGAAATTACACAAAGATATGGGATGGATAGGAAAGGCAAATAAGTGGAAAGATTGATTTAACAAAAACAAGGATGATTTATGACAGAGGTAAGCAGTATTGATGCACTTTTGACGGGTGGAACTGTAGATTATAAACAGGATTCCCCAAAGAAAATACCTGAAAAAAAGGAGATTGAAGACCATGAACCGAGTGAGGCAGGTGAGTCCGAAGAAAGTCCGGATGATAACGATCTGGATACTGAAACTGAGGGCATGGCTCATGAAGCATCGGATCAGGAAAGTCATGAAGAAAGCCACGAGGAACAGGACGAATACGGAAATCGTAAGCAGATAGATAACGAAGTCATCCGCGACAGACTAGCCCGTCAAGCTGAAAGCCTTAAACGACAGCACGATAGTGAGATTGCAGCACTCAGGCAACAACTTGCCCAACAAAACGCAAACCCAGAAGTTCAAAAAGCTGCTAAAGACTTTGAGTACGATCCTGACGCCGATGGTAACTGGCAACAACAACTGGCTGATTTCGTAAAGCAAACTGTTAACAATATGGGGCGTGAAGAAGCCCAAGCCAGGAATCAGGCAAGGGAAGCACAAGCCCAGCGTGAATTTGAAGGCAAGTTTCACGAAGGCATGAGCAAGTTTCCTGACTTTGTTGAAGTTGTCGGACAAATGCCCGTAACGGATGCCATGACGGTCGCCACTCGCGCTATGAAAGACCCGGCAGCGTTTCTTTATGCTGCAACAAAACGTGCCCCACAAGAATTCGAACGTATTTCAAGACTTACCGATCCTTATTCTCAAATGGTAGAAATTGGAAAACTTGAAGAACGTATGCGCAAAAATGCAAGTCCTACCAAAGCACCACGGCCTTTGACCCGCGATAGTGATGACTCGCAACCCAGAGCCACGAAATCTAAAGCCAAAGAGGAAACGATCGAAGACAGACTGCATGAGGCCGACAAGAAACGGCGTGATGCGCTTAATGCAAGAAGAAGATAATATTTGACAAAATAACAAGCTGGCAGTAATCTGACCAATAACGGTGATACAGCAAGACCCCGTTACTTGCGAAAAACATAGCGCGTATACGTCTCCCCGCAAAGACAAATGGTAAAAAGTTTACTCAATTTTAATTCATTTTTCTTTGTACAGGGAGTACATGATTATGGCTATGAATGTTTTTCGCGAAACCCAGTATGTGTTGGACGACGTATTTGTTCGATTCTGGAACAGTTTGTCGTTCGCACGTACTGCAAACCGAAATCTTGAAGGCGACTTCAAAAATCTGCGCTTTGCTACTGGTCAAACCATTAACTACAGGCTTGAAGAGCGCTATCTGGCTGGTGAAGGTGCCACTGCTACCTCCGAGTCTCGTGTTCAGGTAATACGCCCGCTTACCATCTCCAAACAATTCCGTACCATGGTCGAATATTCAGGCTTCGAACTGACATTTGATCGCGCACGTGATGAACCTTACCTTGAAATGGCAAACGCCCCTCGTGCGAAACGCCTTGCAAACTTGGTGGAAGGCTTTATTGCAAACCAAAACTTCCAGTTGCAAACCTATCAAGCAGTTGGAACACCAGGCGTGCCAGTGGACTTTAATACCATCCTAACCGCTGATGCTTATATGACGGAATTGGGTATTCCCGAGGATGGCAAGCGCTATACCGGTGTCCCTCCCCGTGTGGCTGCTGGTTTGTCTAACGACTTGTTTGGTGTGTTTAACAATACAGTAAATACAGGTGCTTTGATTGACGGCTTTATTGGTCATCTATCTGGCTTTGACTTCTTTAAAACCAACTTCCTAAACCGTCAAATTGCAGGTGCTGGACAATTGGGCGGCTCGCCACCTGCTGGATTTTTGCTTGCAGGAACCGTGAGTAATGGCCCAATAACAGGCGGTAACACGATTGACGTGACAGGACTTGGGCAAGCTCCCGGGACTGTTGTATTCAATATAGGGGACATCATCGAAGTCGATTCTTCGGCAGGTGTCTTTATGGTTAACCCGCTGACTTATCAGCCATTAATACAGGGTGCGCAATTTGTTGTAACCGCTCAAGTAATTACGTCCGATGGTAGTAATGCGGTTATCCCTGTTAATCCTACGATAGTGATATCCGGCGCCAGGCAAAACATTTCTGCCGCCATTCCGAATGGTGCTCAAATGTTATTGCGTGCAAGCCATAACGTATCCCTTGCTTATCACACACAAGCGATTGTGTTTGCAGCCCCTCCTATCAAGGAACTGAAAGGTGGTGTTGAGGCGGTGACTCGTTATTCCGATCTATACAAGCTCGCAATGACCTACTCGCTTGGTGCTGATATCCGAAACTACGAACAGTTGGACAGGATTGACGTTATCTGCGGTGTGGCCATTAACCCAGAGTTTGCAGTTCGTATTTGTTCATAAGTGCTGCTGGGGCGGGAAACTGCCCCTTTTTTAAGATTTGGAGTGTTTCATGCTTGAAGACACAGTGATTTACAACGGAGTAAGAATAAAAAAACAGTTTTTTAGAGCTTATGTCTACGGACTTAAGGTGTTAACAGGTTACAACAGCAAACCAGAATTCAAAGAAAAATTGGTCAATAATTGGTATGAATATGAATCATCCTTAGCAAGCGGCGAGTGGTTTTCTCGCAAAGAGGACGTGCCAATACCAATAAAGAAGAAAAAAGAGAAAAAACAAAAACCGAATATTGCCGAATGTGACCGAATAGAACCGAATATTGCCGAACAAGGAATGTAAATGGCTTTTCCCGTTGGTTATACCGTAAGAGACTTTTGTTTTCAGGTTTACAGGTTAATTTCTGCCTCTAATCCTGTTATTCCCTTGCATGGGGATGATGAAAAGCTCTGTATTTTGGTAATGAACCAATTGTTATCGGCTTATGCAGCGACAGGATTGATGTTGACCATTGCAAAAACCGTCAATATTCCGCTTGCAATAGGTCAGGGAAGCAATACGAACTATATTACGGTGGGGCCATCTACTTATGTTCCTACGCCTGATATAGCTATTGGACGTCTTGCCAATATAGAAAGTGCCTGGTTACTGTTGGATGGTGTCACCTATCCATTGATACCAGAATCAAGGGATGAGTTTTTGGCATCTTTTAAATACGATCCTTTGCAGGGATTGCCAAGGTTTATATTGCAATTTAATGACACAGAAATTGTTAATCTTCAAATTTATCCGGCACCAAGCCAGTTTTTTGAATTTTATCTGAGGGGAAAATTTCAGTTAGATGCTTTGACATCAAATGATTTGATGAATGTATTGCCCGATTATTATCAGCGGTATTTTCTTTTCGCAGTAGCGAAGGACGTGGCAATGTACAAGGGACGCGCTGACGCATGGACGCCCAAATTAGAAGAAATGTACCGGGAAGCCAAGGACATAATGGAGTCCGCGAGCGAGGTGAATCTGTCAGTGGTAGGAGACAGGGCTTCTCTATTGAATGGAGCGTGGCGAGTCCGCGCAGGGATTTGACATGCCTATCGAACAGTTGCCTATTTTTTGTTATTACAATAAACAACGGTTCACACAATTTGGCTCGATGGATTGTGCGAACTGGTATGGCGTTAAGGTTCAGGATAGCAAGAAAACACAGGCTTTGTATCCAGCAATGGGTAGGAAGCATATCAATTTTTTAAATTCCAATAAACTTGTATTTAATGCCGAACCACGAGATATTTTTAAAAGTATCAATTATTTTTATGTAGTGGTGGGAACGGAAGTTTTTCATATTGACAGTTTTTACAATCAAACACTGGTTGGAACGGTTTCATTAACAGGCAATATATGGACGACCTTTTTGCCCGTTGGAAAATTGGTGTATGTGGTTTTGACTGATGAAACCAATATGTACATTATTACCGAAAATGGCAATCAAGCGACCATGCAGATGGTAACTGATACCAACATTACAAGCATTAAACCTCAGTTTTTGGCAGTTCTTGGAAGCCGTGTAGTCGTTAATGACATGAATACTCCTAATTGGTATGTCAGTCAGTTTAATTTGGGTGGCACAGATCTTAACGTTTCAAACTGCTTCACCGATCCGGTTATAGGAAGTGCCTTAAACGCCGTAGCATCAGGTGTGGTTAGACAGTTTGGTGTATTACATAACCAATTGTATATTTTTAATGATTACACATGTGATGTTTGGGCAAATATTGTGACGCAAATCACAGTTGCTGGTGCTACTCGTGAGTTTCCATACAAGCTTAATACCTCTTATAACTTTGACTTTGGGATGGCCGATCCATTAAGTCTGTCCATTGATTTTGGGCGCATGTGC